GGACGAGCTGCAGGCGCTGCGTGAGCTGCTGCAGCACCTGCGCGAGAGCGTGGACGGCAGCCTGTATCACCGCGAGTTCGGTCGCTACCTGCCCGAGCAGCTGCGCCGCTACGAGGTGGAGCTGTACGCCGAGGCGGTGCGGCTGTCGGGCTGGCGGCGGTCGGCGGTGGGCACCGCCACGGGTGCCGGCGGCACGGTGGCCGACGACGAGGCGGTGGCGGCGCAGTGGCCGCGCGTGCCGCTGTGCCGGCAGCCGGGCGGCAGCTGCCCGTTCACCGGCATCTGCCAGCAGGACAGCCCCGAGGGGCGGGCGGTGTTCGACCAGCGTGCGCCCGTGCGCTGGCTCACGTCGGACACCGTGAAGCAGATCAACGTGCAGGCCGCAAAAGAGGCGGCAGGAGGTGTGGAATGTCCGTTCTGAACTGGTCCCGTGTGGGTGAGATGGCCGCCCAGGAAGTCAAGGTGAAGGCGCTGCTGTACGGCGACAGCGGCGCGGGCAAGACGCACGCAGCCAGCACTGCGCCGCGCCCGTGCTACCTGCTCACCGAGGCCAACGGCCTGCCGACCATCAAGGCGGCGAACCCGGACGCCGTGGTGGTCCAGGCAAGCGACATGGATACCGTCCGCGCGTTCTTCAAGGCTGCGCTGGACGGCTCGCTGGCCAAGGAAACCGGGTGCCAGACCATCGTGCTGGACAGCCTGACCGAGCTGCAGCGGATGCTGCGGGACGAGATCATCGCCAGCCGCAAGGGGCAGCCGGGCGGCGAGGCGTTCAGCCTGCAGGACTGGGGCACGCTCACCGACCGGATGCGGAAGCTCGTGCGCACGGTGCGCGACCTCCCGTTCCACGTGGTGTGCATCGCGCTGGCGGCCAGCGACAACGACGAGGGCACCGGGCAGCGGTTCACGCAGCCCGCTTTCGACGGGAAGAAGCTGCCTAACGAGATCGCGGGCTACTTCTCGCTCGTCGGGTACGTGTACCGCGACCGCGTGAAGGCCGACGATGGCACGGTGTCGGTGCAGCACCGCGTGCTGCTGCAGGGGCCGCCGACCCTGCTGACGAAGGGGCTGCCCGGCCTGGACGCGGTGGAGGCTCCGAACCTGTCGGCGTGGCTGGCCAAGCTCAACGGCGAGCAGCCGCCTGTGGTGCAGGCGCCGGTCACGCCCGCCCGCACCGAGGCCCCGGACCCGAACCAGCCGGCGCGGCGCCGCCGCACGGCACAGTGAAAACAACGCTAAAAGCAGGAGGATAGCATGTCATTCGTGATTGACCCGAACGCGCCGAGCGCGGGTGGTGGTGGTGGTGGTGGCAAGCGGCGCCCGGACGTGCGGCCCGGTCGGAAGCTGGTGTGGTGCGCCGACATCGAGTACGGCAAGAGCAACGCCGGCAACGACAAGATCGACGCCCGCTGGTGCGTGGTGGACGACCCCGAGGGCCACGGCGCCGACGTGCGCGGGCTGTTCTACGACACCCTGACCCTGACGCAGCGCGCCGCGTGGCGCGTGCAGCAGCTGGCCAAGGCACTGGGGCAGACCGCGCCCTGGGACGCGCTGGACCCCGAGGCCACCTGGGCGGTGCTCACCCGCCGCCCGCTGTGGGTGACGCTGGCTGAGGAAACCTACAACGGCAAGACCCGCGTCAAGGTGCAGGAGTTCGCGCTGTTCGGCGGCGAGGTCACCGAGGCGATGGAGGACACCATCAACGAGGCCGAGCAGTGGTGCCGCGAGGGCAAGGCCAAGCGCGCGGCGGGCGGTGGTGGCGGCGGGCGCCCCGCGCCGGGTGGCGGCGCTGGTGGCGGCTACCCGCAGGACGAAGACATCCCGTTCTAACCTGCACCGACGCGCCCACCCGGAGTCAGCACCGGGTGGGCGTTGTCGTGTGCGCTGACAGCAGGAGGCAGGTATGCGCGACGTGGTGCTGCGTGCGACGTGGTGGGGGGATGCGAGGGTGCAGCTGCTGGACGCCCAGCAGCGGCTGGTGCTGCTGTTCCTGACTGCGGAGGCCGACAGGGATGGCATTGTGCAGGTGGACAGCGCGCAGCTGGTGCCGCTGCTGCCGCTCGGGGCTGAGCGCCTGAGCGCGGTGGCTGTGGTGCGCCGGCTGGAGCAGGCGCAGCTGCTGGCGCTGTGGGTGCAGGACGGGCGCACGTGGGCGTGGCTGGTGCGGCAGCACGAGGACCAGCCGGCCACGGGTGCGCTGGCGCTGCCCCGGTGCAGTGACCGGCCAGCCCCGCCGCGCGACGTGGTGCTGGGCCTGCTGGAGCGGCAGCTGGGGCGCCCAGCCACCGCAGCCGAGGGCAAGCGCGCAAGCCCGCGCAGCTGGGGACTGGTGCGGCAGGCCCCGCCCAGCGCAGCGCAGGACGTGGAGCGCGTGTGGGCGGCGTGGCGCGACCGGCAGGCCCGGCCCGGCGCGTGCGTGCTGGCTGAGGCTGTGCAGCGGCAGGTGCGCGCGGCGCTGCAGCAGGCCACCGCCGATCAGCTGGTGCAGCTGGTGGCGTTCGCCTACGAGGCCGACGAGCCAGCCGCCCGGTTCTGGCGTGGCCAGAACGACCAGCGGCGAACGTACCTGGGCATGGACAACCTGCTGCGCCTCGGCAAGCTGGCCGACCGCCTGCAGCTGGTGGAGCAGTGGGCGGCGCGGCAGCAGCCGTCAGGTGGCGGCGATGGTACGGACCTGGGGCCGCTGGCAGCGTACCGGCGGCGCGGCCCGGCGGGCACCACCACCAGCCCGGACCCGCGCCCGCCCAGGCTGGCGGCACAGTGCGCCGCCATGCTGCAGCTGTTCGTGCGGCGCGGCGCCGAGGGTGTGCGCACGCACGAGCTGGCCGAGCTGGCGCTGAAGTATTCGAGCCGCATCAGCGAACTGCGCGGGTACGGCGCCGATATTGCCGTGGTGGAGCGTCACGACGACGGGGACAACGTGTACCAGCTGCTCAACCCTGAGCACGTGGCGCACCTGCTGGTGCTGGACGGAGGCGACAGTGGGCTGGATTGACGAGGTGAAGGGCGCCGCCACGGTGGCGCAGGCGGCGCAGGCGGTGGGCCTGCGTGCAACGCGCGGCGCGGGGCTAACGCCCTGCCCAGCGTGCAAGGCCGAGCAGCGTGGCGGCGACGACAGGCGCGGCCCGCTCGGGGCGCGCACGGACGGCCAGGGCTGGCGGTGCTTCCGGTGCGATGCGTCGGGCGACGTGCCCGACCTGCTGGCGCTGGGCTGGCTGGGCGGGCGGCTGCGTGAGCTGTCGCCCGAGCAGCGCACGCAGCTGCGTGAGCGGTGCGCGGCGCAGGGCTGGTGCGCCGCCGACGACGCGGGGCGCGCTACAGCTCCCAGGGGCGCGCCTGCGGTGCGCAGGCTGCCCACACCTGCCCCGCAGGCGCAGGCCGCGCCCAGGGCGCCCGTAGCGCCGCCAGCGGCCACGCCGCAGCAGGGCGGCCCGTTCGGGTGGCGGCCCGAGCTGCCCGCAGAGTGCGAGGCCGCCCTGTGGTCAGCTGACGGCGCGCAGGTGCTGGCCTACCTGCAGGGGCGCGGGTTTAGCGAGGAAACGCTGCGGCACTGGCGCGTCGGGGCGCACCTCGTGCGCGCCAGCGACGGGCGCGTGCTGGAGCAGTACGTGGCGCTCCCCGTGCTGGATGCCAAGGGCGAGGCGATGAACGTGCGCTTCCGCAGCGTGCCGGGCACCTGCCTGCGCTGTGGCGGCACAGGCTGTGAGCGGTGCAAGGCGGGGCAGGTGAAAAAGGTCTACCTGCGATGCCCAGGCGCGGCCAGCACGCTGTACGGCGTGCACCAGCTGGACGGCTCGCCGGACAGTGAGGTGGTGGTCACCGAGGGCGAGCTGGACGTGCTGGCCCTGTGGCAGTACGGGCTGCGGGCCAACGTGGTCACGGGCACGGCTGGCGCTGGCACGTGGCTGGACGAGTGGCTGGACGTGCTGGAGCCTTATCGCAGCTTTCTGCTGGCTTACGACGCCGACGACGCGGGGGAGCAGGGCGCGCAGGCGCTGGCGGCCAAGCTGGGGCGCGAGCGGTGCAGCAGGGTCAAGCTGCCGGCCAAGGACGCCGCCGACTGCCTTGCCGCCTGCGTCGGGCAGCGCACGGTGCACGCCGCGCTGGACGCGGCAGCGCCGATGCTGGACGTGAAGCTGGTGCGCGTGGACAGCTACGCCGACGCCATCGAGCAGCTGGTGCAGCGCCCTGCAGAGCTGCGCGGGCTGCCGACGGGCAGCGCCAAGCTGGACGAGGCGCTGGGCGGCTGGCGGCCCGGCCTCGTGGTGGTCACGGGTGACACGGCAGCGGGAAAGACCTCGTGGACGACGTGGGTGGCGCGCGAGCAGGCGCTGCGGGGCGTGCCTGTGATGCTCACCAGCTTCGAGCAGCGCCCCATCGGTACGGTGCAGAAGCTGCTGCGCGCCCAGCTGGGCGGCGACTTCTCGCACGCCAGCGAGCACGAGCGGCGCGGGGCGATGGCGCAGCTGGGTCAGCTGCCGATCTACGTGCTGGATCACTATGGCGAGCTGGGCGTGCAGCAGGTGCTGGAGGCGGTGGGCTACGCTGTGCGGCGGCGCGGCGTGCGCGTCGCTGTGGTGGACCACCTGGGGTTCCTCGTGACCGGCGCGGAGGACGAGCGCCGCGCAATCGAGGACGCCGTGCGGAAAATGGCTGTCTTTGCCGTGCAGCGCGATGTCTGCATCGTGCTGATCTGTCACCCGAACAACCTGTCAGTCACGCAGCAGCGGCGCGTGATGCTGGGTGATCTCAAGGGCGCAAGCGCAATCCGGCAGGACGCGCACGTGGGCATCGTGGTGGAGCGCATTCTGCCCGGCCGCGCCGTGCAGCACCCGGCGACAGCCGTGCACGTGGACAAGTGCCGCAGCGAGTTCGGCCTGCAGGGCGCGCGCGTGGTGCAGTTCTACGACCCAGAGAGCTGCGTGTACGCGGACACCTGGGAGGGCACACCCGCAGGGCGTGCCGGGCGCGGGTCCGCGCTTGCAGCGCAGGCTGCTGGCGGGCAGTAA